ACCCGTCAGGTGCTATTGTCCGCACAACTCCTAGCTATGCAGAGAGGTTTGGTCCTGGTAGTAGTACACCTCAAGTTCAAATAGTTCCAACTCAACCTACTATATCACCCGAACAAGCTGCGATAGCCGAGAGTATTACTGGTCTACAAACTGAGTTAGAAATTTTACAAGCTGAAAGAGCAACTGCGCAAGAGCGTTTAGAAGCAGCTTCTGGTCGTAATAGAAGAAGTGCTGAACTAAGGGTTAACAGACTCACTGATGAAATAGAAGCTTTGAGTGAAGAGTTAGAAAAATTAAATGATGCATTAGAGCCTTCATTAGAACCTACTGCACCGTCTAATATTAGTTATACACCTTCATATTCAAGACCTCAAACTTTTATGGCAGCATTCCGACCTAGCTTTGGCAATGCAAGAGTAATGAATGCTTCATTAAGCACACAGGGAGCTGGCAGCTCCGGAGCTGGATCAGATGCAGATATAGATAATATTCTAGCTACTATTAAATCAAAAGAAAGTGGTGGGAATTATAGTTCTACTAATTTCGCGTGGGAAGAATATATAAGCTCTGGTGGAAAACGCGGTTCTAGCGCTACAGGTGCTTATCAATTCTTAAAAGGTACTTGGAGAGAACTAACAGGAAAATATGGTATTGGTCAGCAATACGAGTTTGCAAAAGATGCACCTGCTAATATTCAAGATGAAGTTGCTAGAAGATACGTTGAAGATATTCTAAGAGAAAACGGCGGTGATGTAAGTGTTGTACCGAATGTATGGTATACAGGCAATGCTGCTGGTGTATTGTCAGAAAGTGCTTTGGCAACTAATAATGGCATGACTGCAGCAGAATATCAAGCTGACTGGTTAAGTAGATATACTCAAATAGCAGGTGGAAGTGCACCTGCTCAAATAGCTATGGGCGATAGTAGTGCACTACAGAATATGACAGGACCTGCTACATCTTATATGGGTTCTTTTGCAAATCTTTTGGCTGGCGGTTTTGCTGATCCGGAAGCTGCATTAACTACTATGCTTCAAGCCGGATTTAGTAATTTAAAATCAGTAACACCTGCTGCAATTGCTTTAGCTAATAAGTCTCAAGAAGCTGCTAGCGCACAAAACAATGTAATTATTGCACCGCAAAATACAAACATAGACCAGTCTGTAAATGGCGGTTCTGGTGGCAGCAGTAGACAAAACGCATCGCAAAAGCAAGCAGTATTTGCTATTAACGATCCTTCTGTTAATGCAACTTTACGCAACATGTCTGATGCAATATATGCATAAATCAAAAGAGGGGCCTTCCTAGGTGCCCCTCTTTCTATCTCCACTGTATACCGGAAGACCGTACCTCACTACGTGCTGAGGGTCACACACCATTCTGAAAGCTGCAGACTTTCAGATGGATTTTTAGTCATCAGCAGCCAACTTCTCAAAGAATGACATACTATCATCATCGTCATCTGTACTAGATGCAAATGAAGGAGCAGGAGCTGACTTCTGCATTGGTTGAGGTGTATTATCAATCTCAATTTCATCTGCACGAGTAGTACTTCCAGCAGAACCATCAAGACCAAGCACACGATTCAACTTAGCTTTAAGCTCATCATAAGACTTAAAGTTTTTCGGATCAAGAAACTCTTGTAGAGAGTATTCTGATTTCCAGATTTTTTCAAGCGCTTCATCGTCTTCTAGAAGAGCAGATGGAGTATCGAACTCAGACTTATCATAGTTACGATAGCCTTCTACATTACGAATCTTAAGCTTGAAGTTAGCACCTTCCCAAAAGTCGAAAGGATTAACTGGCTTCTCATCTTCGAACTCAGGGTTCATAGCCTCGTTAAGTTTGTCGAAAATTTTCTTACCAAACTTATAAAGGAATACTTTACCTTCGTTTTGAGGATTAGATGGATCTTTTACTACGTAAATATTAGCGTAATAGTTTAGACGACGCTTCTGCTTACGTACAAGATCTTTATTAGACTCAATACCTGAGTTCCAAAGCATAGAATTATGCTCAGATACAGGGTCTTTCTTATTAAGAGTAGTTAGAGACTCTTCAATATACCAACCACCTGGTCCTTGAAAACCATGATTGAAGATACGAACCCAAGGAAGGTCCTCACCTTCAGGTGCAGGTAGGAAACGAATAACAGCATAGCCATTACCAGCTTTATCTACTTCTGGTTTCCACCAACGATCATCAGCTGCCGGTGCACCACCTTCATTAGAGTTAAGCTTATTTGTTTCGGAAATAAGTGCTTCGAGTGAAGTCTTACGAGCAGATTTAAGAGCTGCAAAGGAATTATTCATATATATTCTCCGTATATGCGATGTATATTTTCTTATCCACAATATTCATAATAACATGTATATTTAGCTAGTAAATACACTTTTCATAATCTTCTTATAAGCTTGTAGGTCTACTTGTAAGAAGGGTTTGTACTTGTTAGATTTATCTCTAACTGTACAATACATTATATCATCTTTTAGATGAGAGTTCCACTGTTTTGTGAAATTTAATATCCCATCCATGATAGTAAATGTTTCAAGACTAATATGGCTACCAAGTTGCCAATTAAGTAAACGAGGATGATTGGAGTCCAGAACTCTAAAAAACTCGTCGAAGTCAAGGTCTTTATAATCGATTTCATTTTGTATTTTTTCACACTCCGTCTTAAAGTTGTACTTTAAACTTTCAATACGCTTACGCCATTCTAAATATTTTTTCTCGCTTTCTGATCCAACAAGAGAACCAGACCAGCTACTATCATTGTCGAGAAAATTAGCGACAAAGAAATAGACGAGTTCGTTATTGCGATAATTTCGCTCCAGCTTAGCGAAGAAGAAAAATTTGTCACGTCTTTTGAGGAAACTGTCATTTGATACTTTTAACTTTCCATTATATTTAAAATAATCATAATCAGTATTGAAGTGGTTTCTGATCGCTAGATAAGTTTTATAAGCGTTCAGCCCTTCATATACATTATTCATACTGGCAACTTAGCAGATTTTTCTTTTAGCAGATTAGCATCAGAAGCTTCTGCTTCTATTTTTTTCTTTATAATAGTGTTAATTAGTTTAGCACCTGTTTCAATTTCTATTTCATGCTCTTCACAATACCATAATACAGCATCAAAATAGCCTATTCTTTTATCTTTAACAACCTGTTCTATCTTCATTGAAAAGGCTTGTGTGTTCATTATTTCAACCATCTCTACGCTCTATATCCTCCTCAGTTAAATTCTTTCCTAACCATACTTCAATTACTTTAGCAGATTTACTTCCAACATTAATAGCTTTGTGCCATGTTTTAGCAGGTATATCAAAACTGCTTCCTTGCTCACCATACCAGAAGCTTTTTGAACCGTCTGGATGCTCTAAATCAATTTTGATTGCTCCGTCTACAACATGCCAGTGCTCAGATCGATCAAAATGCCTTTGATCGCTTAAAGCTTTATCTGCATCAAACTCTAACTGTTTAACTTGCCACCCATCACCTCTGTCAAGGACAGTATATCTGCCCCAAGCACGTTCTGTAGTTGGTTGACTCCATTCTTTTAGAATCCAGCTAGATGAATTTTTCTTATCTGTACCACCTACACCAAAAACAAACTCAACATTTGACAAAGCCATTTCTGGAATATTTTGCTTTGATCTATCACCACCATTAGCAAATACTACCTTGCCTTTACTGATAGATAGTACTTGCATAATAGCATGATTAGCTGTATCGTCAGAATCATTGAAACCAATAACTTGGTCAACCATGTTTAACTCTTTAATTATAGCTGCTCTTTCATGAAAAGGCAAGAATGGTTTGCCTTTCTTTCGAGTTAACCAATCATCAGAGTTTACACCAACAACTAATCTATCACCAAGTTTTTTTGCTTCTTTAAAATATTCAATATGACCGGAATGCAGGGGATCAAAGCCCCCTGTCACTAAAACTGTTTTCATTATCTTTGCCTATAAAAGATGTGTTCGCCGATACGACCTGTTAGAGCTAAACTACGACGCCATGCAGGCTTAACATAATTAGCATGGTAATGAGTAGAGCCTTCTGTAAGACCTCTCCATGTATCATTAAAATACATATCAGAGGCAATATCAAGAGCGCTCCACCAGCTGTCATTAGCTGGAATTTTATCTGACTTGCCATCACAATACCAGCTGAACTGACATTGATGGCGAATCATATTACCGTTAGAATCTTGACGACCCTGGTACACAACATCACAGATGGTATCTGGGAAACTGTCATGCTCTACTCTATTCATAACAACATCAGCAACTGCTGCTTGATCTGCAAAGCTACTACTCCGAGCTTCGAAATAGATATTTTTAGCTAAACAGATTACTTGATTATTTTCATACTCTGCCTGCGCAGTTACTTCACTAGTAAATACTGGTGCTGCAATCATAGAAAAAATTACAGCTAGCTGTATTAAGCGTTTCATTATGTATCTCCTGCTCAATTATACTATTAATATAATATCTTTTGCCACAAAAGGCAACTATTATTTAACCGTCATTGAGTGGATTATCTAGAGCTTCTTGTAATTTCTCATGAATATCTTTATCAAGCTGACGCATATCAGCATCAATACGACTTTCAGTTTCACGCATAGTATCACGTACATCTTTCTCAGATTCACGTATTACGCTTTCTACTTCTCGAATAGAAGCAGTAACATCCTTAGATAGTTGATTCATATCAGCTAATACTTCTTCCAGCAGAGTGTCAATTTGGCGCTGAGCTTCTTTAATTCTATCTTCTGAAGCTTCTACTTTATCTTCCATCCTATCAGCTGTATTTTCCATTATCTGAACATCTTCACGTAAATCGTTTTTAATATCACGAGTATATTCTATTGCTTCTTCAATACGAATCATTTGTTCATCCATCTTCAATAGAACCTTTTCGTTTTCAGCCGCAATAGCATCTACGTCAATATTCTGAACAATTTCTTTCATATCCATATAGTCTTTATAGAACTCAAAACCTGCCCATAGACCACCGCCGAGAGTTGAAAGCGCGGTTAGTACTACAAACATTTTGCCACCGCGGAATGTAGTTCCCGCAAATTCAAACTCTGCCATTTTAGTTTCCCCCGTATTGTTGTCTTACCATCTCTCTATGCAATGTATCAGATGCACCGTTAAAGAGACGTCCATTTGGATTGTCGTGATTTTTTTGACCAGAATATATTTCTTTAGGTTGATAAAAGGCTGTATCAGGTATTTGTGGTTGCTGATAAGCTCTAAAGTTTGGATTGTAACCAAGTAAAGCTGCTTGTGCATCTTCTGAGTCATCACCAGATTGTGCAGCTGCTACTAAAGCATCCTCTTCTGCATTCTGTTCTTCAAAACTTTTTTGCTCTTCCTCTTCTTTTTCTTCTGTATTAAGAAGAAGATTTCTATTCAATGCTGCTTGAAACACTTCATCTATTGCCATATTAAGTGCAGCAATCTCAAAACTATCTACTACTATTTCTACCGATATTTGATTGTCTGTAATATCTTGATTAATAATATCGTTATTTTCTAAAGCACTTAAAACTGTACTAACGTTTGATTGTTGTGTAGCAAATTGTACTGGATCGATATTACCACTGTTATCAACAGATGTTGAAGTATTTGAATCCTGTTGTTGAGTCATAGATAAATTCTGCTGCTCGTTTTGCATTGCAGCAATATTAGACTCTACATTTTGTTGAAACGATGATTCAATGCTAGCTTGTTCTGTTAACTGTGCTTGATTAGCTTCTTGTATATTATCACTTAGTAATTGAGTTTCAGCTGATTGAGCTTGGGACAGTTGTTGTAATTGTTGCTCATTACTTTCAAATACAGCTTCTGCATCTGCTACTGATTGCGATGTTGCTTCTAAAGTATTCGATACATTACTAGCAGCTTCGCTTAGAGCTGCTGATACTGCATTTTGTGCTACTGCTAAAGGATCAACACTTGGTGAGTTTGCTTCTTCTTCTGTACTATTCTCTGTAGATGTAGTTTCAGCAACTTCTACAACCTGTTCTACTTCTTGCACTTGCTCTATAGATGCCTCAACAGCGACTGGTTCACTTA